CTCTATCATGAAACATATCATAATTGGAAAAACTATTACCACCCGTAAGTCCAAGATGCATACCATGACTTGCAGCTGTTGAAAATGCAGATGCAAAATTACCAGCACTATTTAATTCTCCGCCCATCAAAATCATTGGTTCGTTTCCATTTATCGGTGTGAATGAAACCGCTCTCGTCCAAACGGCTCTTGAAAACATATAATTTTCATTTGGTGGTGGAACACTACCATCTTTTGTTGGTTTAACTACATTTGTGCCTATAGAAATTGATTTATCCTTAGATAACATATCTATTTTTTGATATAAAGTTTTTTGAATCCTTTTATGTATTGGCAGGAATGTAATCATTTTACTATTAAAATGCCATGTCTCTCAAATCATTGAGAATAGGTTCTATTTCTATTGGGATTCTGATTTGATTGGATACCTCAAGACCTATGTGTGCCGCATCTAAATTATTTGCCTTTGCTATAATCCACCATAAAGAAACATCATTATAATACTTTTGTGCAAGATTATCTAATCTATCACCAAATCGTGGATAAATAAAAACATCACTATCACGGATTGGGATTTTTGGATAAATAGTGGGCCTAAGAACTCTTTTCCCATCTTTTCGTATCTTTATTCTTGTATGATTATATCTACTTGGCATTTTATTATCCTTCAGTTGCTGGATTTACGGCACCCAATTCAGTAAATATCTTTTGTACTGGATGAGTTCTTTCTGGAAATATATTATCGTCTATAAGTGTTCCTTTAGTTGTTGGTTTACCGTCTTGTTTACTCCACCCCTTATCATCTAACCAATTTAACTCATAATGTTTTCCAAGAGTTGATGGTAAATACTTTCCAACATAAGTAAAACCGCAATCACAAGTAATATGTTTTGGAAATTGTAATCCCTCATCTATTTCCCAAGTTGAAGTATCATCAACATTTACAGATAGAGTATCGAGAAAACCAGGAGTATCCTTAAACATATCACCAAGTGTTAATTGTATAAATGGTGCTATCATTCTATTATTTTCTGTATAAGTTGGATAACATAAACCAACAAGATAATTTAATTTTTCCAATAATACTGGAAATTCTTGTTTTGTTTTGGGATATATACTAAATGTAAAATTTACCTTCCGTTCTGCTCCTGTATAAACATAAACATTATCTGGTCTACCAATGTATCTTGTTCCTGACCATTCAGGTGTAATACTATCTGATATACCACTTAGGATTGCTCTAAATATAATGAATTTATTATTTACTAAATCTTTAAATTTAAACTTGACAAAATCACTAACTTTTCCAGTTGCTGGATCTGTATAATCTTGTCCGTATGCCAACATATTAACTTTATCAACCGCGGTGGAATTATATTTTTCATTCTTTCTAATCTTTCCTATCGCCTCATCTATTACTGCCTCACCAACTTTATTTCCTGGATCTCCAATCTTTGATACTATATCAGTATCTCGTTTTATATTATGTTTCTTATGTTCCAAAATGGCCATTGCTTTCTGTCTATCTGTTGTGGCCTTATCGTATTTTTCCCATGCTTCGTTTAATTTATGCGATGGTGTACCTGCTCCTGGTTTTTGAAGTGTGTCTACTATATCAGCAATTTTATCTTCCAAGTCTACTGCTGCGTTTGCTTCTTTTTGTGCTTCTAAAACCTCACCTGGTGTAAAAGTTTCTGTATATTTACTATTACTTCCAAGCTGTCCATAAGATAAAGTTTTATATGTTTGTAACGGACTACCATCCATACCAAGTAATTCTTTATGTGCCGCTCCTCTACCAAAAGCACCCTTTTGACTAAATACAGTTTGGGTTGGTATTTTTGGTGGTCGTCCAAATGGTGCTGCAGAATTCATCAAGGATGTTAAATTAACATGACCAGCTCCCGTTGTCATATTTTCTGTTTGTTTACCATCAAATGGATTACTAAATGTAAGGAAAGAATCATTTGTAATTCCTACAGTTCCTATAAATCTTTTTTGTAAAAATCTTAATCTACCACCCATACCTTCTTCATGAAAATCTATCATTCCTAATGCTGAACCAAGGCTACTCAATCCAGATGATAACCAATCCATTCCTGCCTCTGCCTTTTTAAGATTTCCAGCTAATGTAGGCCATTTTCCTGCTATAATAGACGCAAGACCACCCTCTGCATTTGAATCATCGAAAAGTGGTCCAAAATCTGCAACATCCATATAAGTTTCACCACCAAATGCTGTAATGTGTCGTTTTCCATGAATAAATGGTGGAAGAGAAGTTAAAAGACTATCTAAGCTAAATTGTCTTGTTTCTTCTCGTGGATTTAATTCTTGTAAAATATTTTGTTTTCCTATCCATATCTCACCCGCAGGTGTACCCAACCAACCTTGTATTCTCTCAAAATCTTCTGATGTTCTCTGTGCCTGTGTTGTTATCCAATCTGAAAGACCACCGCCTGCAGGCATCCGTTCTCCAATATCTTTTCTAATAAGTGGATGAGTTCCTGTAAAACCGAGAACTTTATATGGCCATATTCCGCCTGTAACACCATGATTTATTAAAAATTGATCACGAAGATAACTTGGGGCCCCATAAGCAGGTTCACTATTTAAATAAATTTTATTTGTAGGATGTGGTAAACCACTATCTTCATGTGGATGTCCAGTTCCACTTGAATTCATCTGTCCACCCACAGTATCAACTAATTTAAATCCTCTCCATGCTGCCCCATGACTTTCTAAATAATTACTTTGATGTGTCCAACCAAATTGAGTATTGATACTATATGCTGTAGTATTATCGGGATATGCTGCTGGTATTAAAAATGTTCTTTGTCCACCCTCAAATAATGGTTCTTCTGGAGTGGTATATGAACCATCTGGTTTCTGAAATTTTGAGTTCCTACTTGATAATAAATCAAGATTACCATAGTAAGTATTAGAACCACCAATTGCCCCAACAGGAATACCTTCTATTGGTTGTCTACTTGAATAAGTCGATATGGGTAAAGTTGTAACACCATATGCTCCCTCAGCCTGTGGTTCGATATTAAGTTCTTTCTTATCTACTTGACCATAAAATAAATTTGAAATTACACCTGCTACAGTATAAGATAATGGTGTAAGTGTTAAATCTCCACCAATTTCAAATTCTGATTTATTGTGTAATAAATCCATATTCTTACTAAATCCACTTGGAGTAGAACCTGGTTGAATAAATCCTCGTCCTTGTTTAGTTCCGTCCATATTATTGGAAACTCCATAAGGACCTCTTGTATCTGGTTGAGTATCAAGTTTTCCAAACTTTGATTCCATTTGTTCTAATGATTTTGGATTAGGTCTTGCAAAATAATTCGTGCCATCTTGCTGTGGACTTTTCCCCTCACCAGCCTTTTCATAAGACGTCCACTTAAAATTTTCTAAATTCTTTGTTAAATTTATTAAACTCATTTAATATCTCTGTCCAAATGCACCATCAAGGTCACGGCGGAATTTACCTGAATGAATATCTGCTTGTTCAATTCTTTTTTCATTTAATTCATTTGACCTTCTAAGTTCACCAATTATTGCCTGTCCTTCAACAGCTGAAAATGTAGCACCACTTCCATCTCCCATTTTTGGAACAGACGGTAGTATATGTCCATCAGTTTGTGGAATAAACAATTCTTCTTTTCCAGCATCACCAACTATAAGAGGATTACCAGCTTTAACTGGACCACCACTTCCCATCATCATTGCTGCTGTGGCTCCACCTGCCATACCAACTCCTAATCCAATTGTACCACCAATCGCTGCTCCTGATGCTGCGGCTGATGTCATTGCTCCCATAATAGGAAGTGCCGCGGCTCCCATTGATATTGCCGCCCATAAAGCACCACCTATAGCAAAAATTGTAGCTAATGCTATTCCACCTATAATTGACCACATCATAACTTTATCCTTCATTGCTTGTTTTGCTTGGGCATTTCCTTTATCTTCGGCCTTGACAAATTCTGCCATCTGTGAGGCGTTTAATCCAATTGCATCTCCTAACGCTTCTCTTTGAACAACATTCATCTTTGCAAATGCAGCTTCACCACCTGCCTGTATCTTAGCTTCTTTCATCATTTCTTCTATTTTACCTTGAAATGCAAGTTCTCGGGCCTTATCAAGATTAATTGCACGACCAAGTAACATACTTGCTTCCATTTCAGCATTTATTGATGATTCAAAATCTAACAATTTATCTGCCATACCTTCCGCTACCCCTAAATCCATTCCCAATTTAGCTGCATATTTCGCCGCGGCTTGTATATTAGCTCCACCATCTTTCATATACTTTGCCATAAATTCAGAATGTCCTGCCATATCTGCCATAACTTTAGAGGCCGACAAACCTTCATCTGTAAGTTCTTTCATGAAATCGCGTTGGTCTTGCAATGCCATTTCTTTGGTAGAATCTGTAATGGACATTTGTAACTTTAGTAATTTGGCTGAATCTGAAGCAGATACTCCATACCAATATGCATTCCATTTCATTGCTATTAAATTTTCATTTGTAACATCCTTCAAGGATCCAAACTCATTTAATAATGCAGATGCTTCTTCTTTTGCAATTCCTACTGCAATTGGCATTGAACTTAAACTAATACCCATCTCTCTGGCGAAATCAAAACCGGCTTTAAGTGCTTCTCCTAACGCTGTGGCGGCCTTTACTGCTAATCCAATAAACATTCCCTTTAACATCATACCCCTAAATTTAGGATCTGTAAGGAAACTCTTTGCCTTAAATATTTTATCTTTAAATCCATCAATAGAAGCCATAGCATCTTTTGACATTTCCATTTTCTTTGAAAAGTTTTCACCACCACCAGCCGATTCAATTAAACCATCTACTGAATCACCAAACTTTTGAGCCCCACCTGTCAACTCATCAAATACCTCATCACTTAAATGTCCCTTTGCCCTCAATTGTTCTAATTGTGTTGTTAAATCAGTTACATAATCAACTCCTTCAAAATCACCTGACTCGATAGCCAACATAGCTTCTTTTCTGGCTTCTTGTGCAATGTTATATGCTTCTTGTGATGCTAAATTTTCTTGTTTTGAATCTGCTAACTTCTCATCGGCGGCATCTCGTGCATAATTTCTTGACATCTTGGCCAAATTATTATCTGCATCTGCAACTTTAAGTTGTTCTAAAAGTGTTCCTGTATTACTCTTTAAAAATTTACTATAATCTCTTGCTAAACTACGACTTTTTTTATCTTGTGTAATTTGCTTAGCTTTTAACTTAGATAATTTGGCTTCTTCTATAGCCTGCTTTTTAGTCTGAGCTTCTTCTTCTTTTAGTTTCTTTTGTTTTCTGTCTTGGGCCCTTTCCCAATTCTTAAAACTCTGTCCTTCTTTTTTCTCTTTATCGTCAAGAAAGGCCATATATGAATCTTGGTATTTTTTATCTTTAGCGGCCCTATCGGCACTAGCTTTGGCTGATTTAGCTTCATCTTGTATTTTTTGTTGACGTTTTGTAGCCATTGTGTTCCTTGATTGATTAGATAAGTTTTAGTTATAAAACTTTATTTAGAAAATACGATTTTTAATTATTTTTAGATTCTTGTTGATGGGCAAAGCGTTTTTTGATTATATCACCCAACTCTTGATGTTGTTTTTCTAAATTCTTCACGGCCTTACGTGCTTCAGGGTCTTTAAGTATATCCTTTGTAAAAGAATTTACTTTACCCTTTCTCAAATTATCAAAAAATTTATTTATTATTCTATCTAATTTACCCATAATGAATTCCTTAAAATAATTAAAACTGTCGTATTTAGTTACTAATAAATATAAGAAAATCTATTTTTTGAATCTTGGCCTGTTAGATTTTTGATTAGCCTTTTTGATGGCCTCGGCTTCTTGTTTGTAGTGTTTTGTTAACCGTTGAAGGTAAAATCGGCGAAGATAGATAGGCATATTATATCCATCTTGAAATGATATTCCACCCTTTGAGTGGAAAATTAATTGAAATATTTCTTCGTGTATGTCTGGTTTACTTTCTGGCTGTAGGCCAAAAAAACTGAGTGGTCATTGGGACCACTATCTCCTTTTCATCACCGAGTATAGAAGTGAATGTATAAGTCATGTCTATATCGGGTGTTATCTCCTCTGAATGTTGTCTAAATGCCAATGAATCAACTGAAAGGAATTCGTTATCTACAAAATTATTAATAACAGATTGTGTAGTATCCCCATCTACAGAAGTAATTCGTTTTTTTAATCGTGTGGTCATCTCACTTTTTATTTCAGAACCTACTTTTTCAAGTGCTTCTAATTCTTTTTCGATTGAATCATCATCACCCCAAGTTAAAATCTTAAAAGTAATATTTCGTTTTGAGTTAGGTAAAGTAAAAGTAAATTCATTTTTTCCTTTCTCATACTTAGATAAATCTATTTCTTTATCCTTTAAAGTTGTCAAATCTATGGTTAATTCTTCACCCTCAACATCAACAACATATTCTTTACCATATCCAAGAACTCTTGATGCTATCATAATTGCATTTTTATCACCAATTAAAATATCTTTTATATTAATATCTTTATTAACAATTAAAGATTCTAATAATTTATCTATGGCCAAACCTTTCTGAATCAAATTAACAGATGTTAAAATATCTTCTTCTCGTGCTGTCATGTATTTAATTTCCAACTGACCACTTGATAATGGACTGTCCTTCGAATAAAAATGTCCTTTCGAAGGCAAATCTATTACTTCAGTAGGAAATTGGCGTTTTTCTTCTGCCATGTTTTTTCTCCTTTGTAATTTCTATTGAATAGTAACCTATACAATATAACCAATTATAAAACTAACTGGGGATATTGAAATCCCCAGTTTAAAATATTTCTTATTTACTTAGCGGCTGAATCACCAACTGCTGATCTAACGGAATATAAACCGAAAGATGCTAATAGTGTCCAAACAACTTCAGGTACTTGATCTACAATACCTGCTGCTTGTAAAACTCCAACAACACCAGCTATTACTGATGTCCAAATTGTCTTTGACTTCCACCAAGCTTTATCTGCTATGACTGCCATAATTAACTCCTTATATTATTTATTTTTATTAGAACTGTAGTATTGCGTAATCGTATCTAAGTGTAAGAGTAATGTCTGCAGGATCAGTAGTGTTTGACCAATCCAAGTCATTAAAATTCGCGTTTACAATCCATGTTCCTTTTAACGTCCATTCCTCAACTTTATCACCAACAGGTCCTAAAACATTGATAGTTACATCTTTCTTGTAGAAATCTGTGTAACCATCTCTACCTGTTACTGACTCGTGAGCTAATCTTACCCATTCCATAACGGCTTGTGCTCCACTTGGAACAACTGGGTCATATAAAGTAATTTCTAATTCTTCCCATGCTCCTTTACCTTTAACATATCTTTTTACATTGATGTGGTCAAGTTCGATAGTTTCAAAGGCTATTGAAGGTCTGTTTGCTGTTTTTACGAGATAGGCTGGTATCCCTTCAATATACATGATATACCGATTTTTCGTTTTCGGTTCAAACGGTGTGAACATTATTTCAGAAGGATCTAATAGTTCTGGCATCTTTAATCTCCAATA